GGGAGGCGTATAATTGAGCTTGTCTCTACTAGCTCGAATTATTTTTGGAGCCCAGATGTCAAAAATACATTTGGTATGGTATGAGAGCTCCTCAAGCGCCACATCTACATTATCATTGCAGATTTGATCGTAATTAGGACCGCGCTTTGTCCAATACGGAATCTCAAGAATTGTTTCCAACTCAAGAGGTGCTACGATTCTCTGAAGCATAGGGTGAAAATAAAAAGAACGCTTCAGAAAAGTAATATCAGCAAGTTTTCGAGACAAATAGGTTTGTTCACTAATTTTTGTCTCAGGAGTCCAAACCTGACCGAAGTGGCTTGCAGCTTTCGGAATGGTCTGCTGATTGAACCATTTTATTGCTGAGTCAGAAATTGACGCAACACTATCATCACCATACGCTATCACGGAGACATTAGCAATAAACTCAGACAATCCATCAACCCCTTCAGGATGAAGCATGATCCAAGCCTTTATATACATATCAATGGTATCAAGAGTATTGAAATAGGTTGTCCCGAAGAAACCTGAAGGATTTTTACCAACCCACTGATAGACTGTGCCACCAAAAAGGTGGAGTGAACGAGTCACAGTCTCGAGTAAAGTATGACGAACCATCTTACCAGCACCCGAATAATACGGATCGATAATATGGTCATTGATAGCATGAAATGAAGATTCATTCACACTACCATCCTTATTCTTAATATCAAACGCAACAACACTGGAATGCTTGCTTAGATAGTCATACAGCCAAGACCACTCTATAGAATGGACATTGATTCCAACAGCTGAACCATTATATATCCTGTTTACCATCATATTGCGGCTAAAATCCATGAAATACATTCTACCAACAATAGTTTGGTCAACTGGTCCAGCAGAAATTGCTCTAGTAGTCAGAGAATCAACTTTCGCATGTTTACGCAATTCATCCTTCAGCATGTCCATGAAAATATAGGTGGGTTTAACACCAGATTCCATAAGTGCTATATCAGATAAAACCTTATGACGCAAAATATGACAAGAAGAAGTATTCAAATCATAGGTCTGCCCCTTACCAAAAAGAATCTGCTTACCTTTGTGGCCAACGGGATTCTTGAGCACATAGGGGTATCCCATAGAAGTGTTACGTGGCAATGAGCCAGCAAAATCCAGACCAGGAACTCCAAGAATAGCTTCCTCAAAAGTGAAGATTCGCGGACGTGAAGAATGATCACGGTAAGGGTAAGCCATCATATGCGCCAACAAACCCATGGAAGCAGAGTGCATTCTAGAGGAAATGCGGGGCAAAACTTGGCCATAGCGCTCGATAGCGGGGATCAAGGGATCAACAGTAACGCCATTCAAGTCAGTTGGCCGAAGCACAGCTGGTCTCTTAAGGGCAGGACCCCAAGAACCATGGAGCGGGGATTTGCGAATCTGGGTATTGAAATTGCGACCAACCGGTGGCGCTAAGCTCACATGATGAAAATCACCCTGGAAAGGCAGCGTTTCTGGGCCTTGCGGTTCCAAAGAACCAATGACAAACTCAAGATCTTCCTGAGTAACAATGGTGGCGGAACCACCAACTTTACCTTTCAAACCAGCAACATGGAGTCCAGCAATTTTATGACTTAATGAAGGTTCATTCATTAAAAGCACAGAACCGCAATCACCACGAAGTGTAGGAATTTTGTAGTAAAGCGAGCGAGGCAAAGTGTAAGATACATTTGCATCAGCAACAAGGAACTCACCGGAAATTTCAGCTTGCCCAAAAGTTGACATGATACCGTATTGAGTAGGAGTATAAAGGCCAATCTCATAACGGTCTTTCGTCAAATCTGTC